GCCATCGGCACCAACGCCGTCGACCGCTTCGTCGGGAACCTCGGCTCCATCGCGCAGATGAAGCCCGACATCCTCGACAAGTTCGACAGCGACCAATGGGCAGACATCTACGCCGACATGCTCGGCGTCGACCCGTCGCTCATCATCGCCGACAAGGAGGTCGCCGTCCTGCGGCAGGCTCGCAACCAGGCGATGGCCGCGAAGGAGCAGGCCGCCGCGATGGAGCAGCAGTCGAAGACCGTCCGCAACATGGCGGCCGCCCCGACCGGGAACCAGAACGCCCTGACCGATGTGATGAACATGTTCTCCGGGTACGGCTCGCCGTCCGGGGTCGAACTCTAAACGAAGGAACCACCATGCCTTACATGAAGTCCGGTACGAACTTTCTTTACGACAGCACGACCAACGACGTCGTCGGCATCAAGGACGATGACGGCAGCGAGCTGTACTTCCAGATCATGCGGAACGAGCCGATTTACCTCGGCGCAACGACGCCCGTGTCCATCGTTGCCCCGGCCGCCACGTTCGCCACGCTGACCTACGAGGACAGCAGCGGCAGCGTCCGTCTTGTGAGCGCCGGAGTGCATGGCCTTTCCAACGCCGTCGCGCAGAACAAGCTCGTTCGCGTCACCTGGGCTGGCGGTACTGGTGTCAACGGCCTGTACACCGTCACCGACGTCAGCGCTGCCACCACAAAGATCACCATCAACTACCCGTTCGCTGCCGGCCTCGGCACCCCGACCGTGTCGGTCGTTGGCACCGACATCACCCTCGGGTCGGCGACCATCCCGGCGAACCGAATCAAGCTCGGTATGGAACTTGAGATCGATGCGCTGTTCGCGATGACGGGAAGCGCAAACAACAAGACCCTCAAGGTCAACATCGGCGATGCTGGATGGTATTCGCAGGCGGTTGCCGGATCGAACGTGAGTGTGTCCCTTGACAAGCAGGCGTGGGCGAACACCGCCACGACCCTTGTCTCGAACGCCCTTGCTGCCCCCGGACACGGAGCGTCGACCGGAGCGAACGTCACCATGACGCCGACCGGCGGATTCGGAATCGCGCAGACGTTCGCCATCACCGGGCAGATCGCGACCGCGAACGAGTTCATCACGCTCGAGGCGTGGAACCTCAAGATCACCAGCACGTAACGGGAACCGTAAGAAATAGACGCACAGATATCTTTCGGCCGTGAGCCAGTACGACCCTCTCGACCTGCGTGGGCAGGAGCGCGACAAGCAGAACCGCGAGCTGCGCGACAGGTTGGCGAGGGAGGCCGAGGAATCGGACGTCAAGTGGCTCATGGCGAGCAGGCGCGGCAGGCGGATCGTCTGGCGCATGCTCGACCAGGCAGGCGTGTTCCGGTCATCGTTCAACACCAACGCGATGACGATGGCGTTCTCGGAAGGCGCACGGAACTCGGGACTTCGGATGCTGGCAATCGTCCACGGTTGCTGCCCCGAGCATTACCCGACCATGATGAAGGAACAGACCGATGAGCGAACCAATGATGATGGAAACGGCTGAAACCACCACACAAGCCGCTCCTGCATCAGAGTCCCCGTCCGGCGTCGCGGCGACGGCCGAGAAGCTGTACGGGGGAGAGCAGAAGGCGACCGCGACCCAGGACTCGCAAGCCGCAGATGCGGCCGCTGCGAGCAAGGCCGAGGCGACCGATGCGAAGACCGATGCGCCGGCTGCGGACACCAAGCCGCAGGGCGCGCCGGACAAGTACGAGTTCAAGGCCGAGGAAGGTCGAGCGTTCGACCCCGAGGTCATGGAGGCGTATAGCACGGTCGCCAAAGAGCTGAACCTGTCGCAGGAAGCCGCGCAGCGCGTCCTCGACGCTATGGCCCCCAAGATGGCCCAGCGTCAGCAGGCGCAGATCGAGGCCGTTCGAGCGGAGTGGGTGACCAACTCCAAAGGCGACAAGGAGTTCGGGGGCGACAAGCTCTCCGAGAACCTCGGCGTTGCCAAGAAGGCGCTCGATGCGTTCGGCACCGCCGAACTCCGCAGTCTGCTCAATCAGTCCGGCCTGGGCGATCACCCGGAGGTGATCCGGTTTATGTACCGCGCAGGCAAGGCGATCAGCGAGGATCGGTTCGTCGGTGGCGCTCCTGCCGTTGGCAAGGGCGCTCCGAAGGGCTTCTCCGATTTCGCTGACGTTCTTTACTCAAACACCTAATCCCACGAAAGGGGACAAGCAATGGCAACTCTCTCGACCAACAACCTGACGCTCGCCGATTGGGCGAAGCGCACCGATCCCGAGGGCCGCGTTCCGGTCGTCGCGGAACTTCTCTCGCAGACCAACGAGATCCTCGAGGACTGCGTCTTCAAGGAGGGCAACCTCCCGACCGGCGACCGCGTCGTGATCCGCACCGGCCTCCCGGCCGTGTACTGGCGCGCGCTCAACCAGGGCATCCCGAGCAGCAAGTCCGTGACCGCGCAGGTCGACGAGGCTTGCGGCATCCTCGAGGCTCGCAGCGAGGTTGACAAGGATCTCGCGATGCTCAACGGCAACACGGCGCAGTTCCGCCTGTCCGAGGACGTCGCGTTCCTCGAGGCGATGAACCAGACGCAGGCGACCACCCTGTTCTACGGCAACCCCGCCACCGACCCGAAGCAGTTCCTCGGCCTCGCGCCGCGCTACTCGGACATCGGTGCCGGCTCGCCGAACAACTCGCAGAACATCCTGTCTGCCGGTGGTTCGGACGCCACCACGAACACCTCGATCTACCTCGTCGTGTGGGGCGACAACACCGTCTACTGCCCGTTCCCGAAGGGCAGTGCGGCCGGCCTCATGCATGAGGATCTCGGCGAGCAGACCGTCTACAACAGCGATGGCACGCGCCTCCAGGCCTACGCCACCCGCTACCAGTGGAAGAACGGTCTGGTCGTGAAGGACTGGCGCTACGTCGTCCGCATCTGCAACATCAACACGGTTGACCTGATGGCGCAGGCAACGACGCAGCTTCCCAGCGCTGCGACGGCCATCATGAAGCTGATGAGCCGCGCCCTGTACCGCATCCCCAACATGGCGATGGGTCGCGCCGCGTTCTACATGAACCGCACCGTCCACAGCGGTCTTGCGATTGCTGCGCTCGACAAGAGCCAGTACGTCCTCAAGATCAACGAGGGTCTTTCGCAGTTCGGCACCCCGTATAGCTGGCTGACTTTCCAGGGCGTGCCGCTCCGCAAGGTCGACGCCATCATCAACACCGAAGCCGTCGTCTCCTGATAGGGGACAGGAAGGAATACTCCCATGATTACTGATCGTCTTCTCGTCGTGTCGGGTACCAACAACCCTGGTTCGGCCATCACCGGACAGGGGCCGATCACGGCCAACGCCAACTCCACCGACGTCATCAGCCTCGCAACCGTCACCACGGCGATTGCCAACAACGGCGGCGCTCGCGACATCGGAATGGGTGAGAACCTGTTCATGGTGTTCACGGTCGTCATCGCGTTCGCCGGCACCGGAAGCGTTGATCTCCAGGTCGTGACGGATGACAACGAAGCTCTTTCGTCCACGACCGTCATCGGCTCGACCGGCGCCATTGCCGTCGCAAGCCTGACGGCCGGAGCGCAGTTCGTTGTCCCGATCCCGCCCCGGATCGCCAGCCTCGGCGAGCAGTACCTTGCTGCTCGTTACGTGGTCGCCTCCTCCCCGACGACCGGCACCATCCTTGCCCAGATCGTCGAGGATGTGCAGGACGGTAGGAAGTTCTACCGTTCCGGCTTCTCGGTGGCGTGATAGGAGACTCCGATGGCGAACGTCAAGGCAAAGGTCGTCTGCTTCGTGGACAACCACTATCGCAAGGAAGGCGATGTGTTCCAGTACAACGGCCCGTTCAACGGGAACCTCGAGTATCTGGATGCCCCCGCGCAGAAAGCAGAGGCAGAGCAGCCTGCTCGCAAGCTGCGAAAGCCAAAGACCGCCGCGACTGAAGCATCGGAGTGATCCTCGGATTGTGACTTGACAGGAGGGGCGTCGGCGGGAAACCTCGACGCCCCTCCTGTTCCTACGGGAGCAAACATTGGGCTACGTTGGCAAAGATCCAAAGAGATGCACGCGCTGTGGCGAATTCAAGCCGCGTTCGGATTTTTCCAAGCATGCCGTTGCAAATGGTGGAGTTCAATCAACTTGCAAGCCATGCTCTTCAATTGTGGCAAGAATTAGAGCAAAAAAAAATCCGATACGAAACGCCGAAATTCAACGCAATTCCAAGTTGAAGGCGGCGCATGGAATTACCGGAAGCAAGTATCAGGAAATGCTGGAACAACAGAATGGCAAGTGCGCTATTTGCAATACGGCAGATCCAGGGGGTCGAAGAGGATTGTGTGGCCCAGTGTTTCACGTGGATCATTGCCACAGCAGCGGAAAAATCCGTGGTTTGCTTTGTCACTCATGCAATGTCGGACTCGGAAATTTTAAAGACAACGTGATTGCATTGGCAAACGCCATCGCTTATCTCGGAAGGAGCGAATAACGTGCCATCCGTGACGGACATCTGCAACCTCGCGCTCGCACACCTCGGGGACGACGCGACCGTCGCCAGCATCGACCCTCCGGAGGGATCGGCGCAGGCAGAGCATTGCGCGCGGTTCTACCCCATTGCGCGCGACACCCTCCTCCAGACGCACGCATGGAACTTCGCCTCGCGCCGAGCCTCGCTCGCGCAGGTCACCATGCCATACACGATGTGGAAGTACGCATACGCGGTTCCCGGCGACATGATGACCGCCGTCGCCGTCCTGCCGCCCGAGGCGCAGAACGACTACGCGACGCGCTTCTCGCCGGCGGAATACCCGTACTACAACGCGAACTTCTCGCCGATGCTCGCCGCTGGGCAGTACGTGCCGCAGCGGTATGCCATCGAGACGGACACGCTCGGGAACAAGGTTCTGTACACCGACCAGGAGAACGCGCTCCTGCGGTATCAGGCGCTCGTCAACGACCCGACCAAGTTCGACCCGCTGTTCACG